TCCTCATTCTGGTGTTGTAAAAGATACTGTATCTGCAAAGGCATTATGGCAGAAAATACTAGAGATGAGAATGGAAACAGGTGAACCATATATTCATTATATCGATACTAGTAACAGACATTTACCAGAATTTCAGAAAGAAAAGGGACTCAGAATCCATCAATCCAATCTCTGTTCAGAGATTCTTCTACCAACAAATAAAGATAGAACGGCTGTTTGTTGTTTGTCTTCTGTCAATCTTGAATATTACGATGCGTGGAGCAGAGACTCTATGTTTCTTAAAGACATAGCAGAAATGCTGGATAATGTACTCCAGTACTTCATAGACAACGCACCAGACGAGGTTGGTCGTGCAAAGTATTCTGCAACGCAAGAACGCTCTATAGGAATAGGAGCATTGGGATTTCATGCATATCTACAGAAAAAAGGTATAGTATGGGAAGGAATGTTTGCAAAGAGTACTAATATCAGATTATTTAAACTTATAAGGAGTAAATTGGATGAAGCGAACTTGGAATTGGGTACAGAACGAGGGGAGGCTCCTGATGCGAAGGGGACAGGGAGAAGATTTAGCCATGTTATGGCTATCGCTCCTAATGCTAGTTCTTCTATTATTATGGGAAACACCTCGCCGTCCATTGAACCTTATCGTGCAAACGCTTACCGACAAGACACATTATCGGGAGCGTATCTCAATAAGAATAAGCATTTGGATGCTCTCATTAAAAATAAGACTGAAGAAGATAGCAAAATCGATTATGACGAAGTTTGGTCATCAATAATTTCAAATGATGGATCCGTACAACATCTAGCAATATTAGATGAACAAGAGAAAGAAGTCTATAAAACAGCAATGGAAATAGATCAGAGATGGGTAGTAGAGCATGGTTCCACAAGACAGGAATGGATTGATCAAGGCCAATCTCTGAATCTATTTTTTAGACCAGATGTGAATATCAAATATTTACATGCTGTACACTACATGGCTTGGAAGCAGGGATTAAAGACTTTATATTATTGTAGGTCAGAAAAACTAGGCAAAGCAGATAAAGTTTCTAAAAGAATTGAGCGAGAGGTTATTAAAGAAATAGATATGTCCTCACTCATGAACGAAGAATCTTGTCTGGCTTGCGAAGGATGATAGAAGTACCTGTAGATAAAAGAATTGCCGTTGTAGTATCTGGTGGTTGGGACAGTGCTGTACTTTGGTACATAGTAAAGCAGAACTGTCTAGAAAGAAATCAAGAATGTACTGCATTTACTGTGCCTAAGATCGATGGTGCAGAACACTATGCCAATAAAGTACTAAGATGGGCATCAGAGAAATTGAATTATGAATTCATGCCTACTAAGATAGTAGGACAGATAACATCTGATAACCCATCTGATTATGTTACAAGTGGCGCATATGAAATATTTGAAAAAGGATACGCAGATTTTTTATTTAATGGCATGAACAAATATCCTCCCAATCAAAGGGATATGATGCCAGAAGGATACCCACTACCAAATGACAGATGGGTACCAGATGAAAAGACAAAAGATTATGTTGCACATCCTTTTGCTGATATGACTAAAGATCAAACAATTCAGTTGGGATTTGATCTTGATATTGCTACTGATATTATGCCTATAACACATAGTTGTACAGAGTTAGATCGAGGAAGATGTAATAATTGTTGGTGGTGCAAGGAGCGAGAGTGGGGCTTCATGCAAATTGGAAAAGCAGACATTGGAAGAGAGTAAGATGACACCTAAAATTTCTAGATTAACAGACGAAAGAACATATTTCAAGCCGTTTAATTATCCTTGGGCATACGAAGCATGGTTAAAACATGAGCAATCTCATTGGTTACACACAGAAGTACCAATGGCAGAAGATGTAAAAGATTGGAAAGAAAGATTAACTAATGAAGAGAAATCGTTTCTCACAAATATATTTCGATTCTTCACACAGGGTGACATAGATGTTGCTGATGGATATGTGACTAATTATTTACCATATTTTCCACAGCCAGAGATTCGTATGATGTTATGTGGATTTGCCGCTAGAGAAGCATTACATGTTGCCGCATATTCACATTTGATAGAGACAGTTGGTATGCCCGAATCTACATACAACGAGTTTCTAGAATATAAGGCTATGGCAGATAAACATGATTATTTTGTTGGACTATCTAAAGCAAATGGATCAAGAGAAAGTATTGCTACAAATATAGCCGCTTTTAGTGCATTCACAGAAGGGATGCAGTTGTTTAGTTCTTTTATTATGTTGTTAAATTTTCCACGACATGGTACGATGAAGGGTATGGGTCAGATAGTGACTTGGTCCATTGTAGATGAGACATTACATGCTGAATCTATGATCAAATTATTTCGTACATACATAGAAGAGAATAAAGATATATGGAATGACAAGTTAAAGTCCGCTATCTATACCATTGCAGAGAAGATGGTAGAGTTAGAAGATAAGTTTATTGATCTAGCATTCGCTATGGGACCAATGGACAATTTGACTTCTGAAGGAGTCAAGAAATACATTCGATATATTGCAGATAGAAGATTGATCAGCCTCGGTATGAGAGGCATTTTTAAAGTGAAAAGAAATCCATTGCCATGGGTAGAAGAGATGATCAATGCTCCCACCCACACCAACTTCTTTGAGAATCGTGCTACAGATTATGCAAGAGGTGCTTTATCGGGTCAATGGCAAGATGTATGGGGACAAGCGTGAAAGAAAAATTTATAAAATATTTTGGTAAAATTGCAGTAGAGACTGCAAAATTATCGTATGCAAGAAAACTAAAAGTTGGATGTGTTATTGTAAAAGATAGACGAATACTATCTATTGGATATAATGGGACTCCCAGTGGTTGGGACAATGAGTGTGAATCAGCAGGTGGTGGAGAATTTGCCATGCCTGACAATTACAGAACGAAAGAAGAAGTCATCCATGCAGAAGCAAATGCATTGATGAAACTTACACAATCTACCGAATCATCTGAAGGATCAGTCATATTCGTTACTCACATGCCATGCATAGAGTGTGCAAAATTGATATATCAAGCAGGTATTAAAGAGTTATACTTTATCAATAATTACAATGCAAGCAAGGGTAGCGGAGAGGAGTTTTTAGAACGAGCAGGGATAGCAGTATGTCAAATCCCAGAGTGATAGAGTGTGTTTCATGTGATGCAGTATTTAAAGTAGAACACGAAATGATTGAACAATATTACTCGATTGAGTTTTGCCCCTTTTGTGGTGAAGAATTAGAATTAGAAGAAGAACTTGAAATGGATTATGGTGAAGAGGAAAATGAAACTTAAAGATATAGTATTAGTTAGTGGAGGATTTGATCCTCTTCATAACGGTCATATTCAACTATTTAAATCTGCGGCAGGGTTAGGACATAATCTCATAGTTGGACTCAATAGCGATGCTTGGTTAGAGCGAAAGAAAGGTCGAGCATTTTTACCATTTCAAGAAAGAAAGACAGTAATTGAAAGTATAGGTTGTGTTGATGATGTGTGGGAATTCAATGATGAAGATGATACTGCAAATGAACTCTTAGAGTGGGCTAGAGAAAAATTCCCAGAGAATGTTATAATCTTTGCCAATGGTGGAGACAGAAATAAATTCACCACACCAGAAGATTTTGAAAAATATGACATTGTACCACAATTTAACATAGGTGGACAGAAATCCAATAGTAGTAGCACAATATTACAAGACTGGAAATCTCAAAGAACTGAAAGAAAATGGGGTTCATATCTAGAATTACTTAAAGATAATCGAGTCAAAGTTAAAGAACTCACTATTGATCCATATAAGAGTATCACTTATCAAAGACACTTCTTGAGAAGTGAGATATGGTTTGTCAGTCATGGAAAATGTACAGTAAGACACAGCCAAGGCACTCCCACTTCTTATCTGATGCACAATCTCAGAGAAGATGATGTATTTGTAGTTAGAGCAAATGAATGGCATCAAATTGCTAATGATTACTCGGTTCCCTGTAAAATTATCGAAATTCAATATGGAGAGGAGACGGATGAGAATGACATAGAGCGATATGTCTATGGCTCTGGCGATCTCTAATGAAATGTATAGCGACAAATTACTATCGATTGATTTTGAAATCTCTAGCACATGCCAAGCAGTTTGTCCAGTATGTAGTAGAACAGTAGATGGTAAATTACAAGAATTTAAACAGATAACTAAAACACTATCCGAAGTACAGTCTATTTTAGGAGATTTGGTCCCTCAATTAAAAATGATGACATTTTGTGGTAACTATGGAGATACCATGGCATGTACAGAAGTAGCAGAAATATGCGAATGGTTATTATCAGGGAATCCAGATATAAGAATAGACATTGCTACTAATGGTGGAATTGGAAAGCCAGAGACATATGCTAAATTGGGAAGATTGGGAGTCAATGTTATTTTTGGATTAGATGGTGTTGATGAAGAGACAAATCAGTTGTATAGGGTAAATGTTAAATGGAAAAATGTCATAGACAACTTAACCGCATACTCTGAAACAAGTGTTGCTGAACATTCTGGTTGGCAGTTTTTATTATTTGAACAGAACAAACATCAACTACAAGATGCTATCAAAATGGCAATAAAATATCGATTAAAAGAGATGTTTCTAAATGAGTGGCCAAATCCATTTAGTAGAGGATTACATTTTCGTCTAGACGATGAGAAAGTTTTCTACTCAGATAGACAGAAGTTACCAGTCTATAATATTGGAGGCATTAGAACTCACACATTGACACCAGCATATGATATGCCAGAGAAAGTACAGGAGTTAAAAGAGAAATATGGTTCAGACTTGCTTTTCGTATAATATCGATAATAATAGAGACTTTAGCGAGAAAAGATTACATGTCTTTATTTCATGGGATAATAAGGTATATCCATGCTGTATGACAGGTAGCCAAGCAAGACACAATGATGAGAGAGCGAGTTTAAAAGACAAAAATTTGAAAAAAGTACTTGACAATGGGGTACTAGATGAGTTATACTGGAGTCATTTAGCGTGTGGTACACCAAAAGCGATATGTAAAGACCTTTGTGAACAGAGATAAATAGTAGACTGAAATGAGTAGGTCTACATTATGGCAAAGAAAAAGAAGCACCGAGTTTACTGCACATACTTCCCAGACGGCAGATACTATATAGGGTATTCATGCAAGACGGACAAGTTATACGAAAAATATTATGGTAGTTCAACGATAGTTAAAGAATATGCTGGTGAATTGAGAAAAGAAACTATCGCTGAATATGATCAAAGAAACGCCGCAAAGATGCAAGAATTTTTATTACAATGGCAATATAGAACTGATCCTAATTGTATCAATGATATGTTGCATATAAGATTGAGAATGAGTCACTTGAAAGATTTTGAACCTATAGAATGGAGACCTAATGTTTGATAAGCATATGTTCATATTCGGTGGTCCTAGAAACGGCACATGGCGGTATCAATATAACTTAACAAAACAACACCCAATCTACTATTCTGGTACTGAAAACATAGACCACTGGGATACAGGGTATTCATCGATCACTGGTATTACGGATCTATGTTTTAAGAGTGTAAGTGATGATATAATTTACAAAGGGCTCTCCAGAGACGAATCCAGAGACGGTGGCATGCATTTTTTCGAGTCCAACTGCTTATTAGATGAAAGAGACTTCTATCGCAATATTCAACGAGTAGAATCGTTTGATAGATTAGTAGTCAATAAGGGACAAGAAACGGGCTTAGATGCTATAGACAATATTAAACACGATAAGGTTTTTATTCAGAGAAATAGAAAAGATCAGATACGATCTTGGGTAGTTGCCATGTGTTTAAAGCGTTTTCATTGGGATAATAGCCGTTTGTGGGATGATATATCTCTTCCACTAGTAACACTAGATGGTATCGATGGTGATTCTGTAGTAACTGCATGTAAGACTAAATTCTTTGCAGTCGATGAAATGTATAATAAATATAAAGATCAAGATAATTTTACTCTGATCAGGTATGAAGATGTATCGAACTTGTTTGATGTAGAGCAGGACACTATTGCTCCTACTCCATCAGTAACCCTGTCAGAAGAAGTCGAAAGACTTATAGAGAGGGCACAAAAATGATTTTCTTTTTACTCTTATTATTTTCAGCACTTGCTGTTTCCGCTGTAGCCGCATGGTTTTCTATAGTGGGTTTAATGGCAATATTTCCAGCGGCCGCCATCCCCATATTGGCTATGGGTTCGGCATTAGAAATTGCAAAATTAGTTACTGCATCCTTCTTATATCGTAGTTGGGAAAAGATACGATGGTTAATGAAATCCTATTTTGTGTTTGCGGTGATTATACTATCGCTTATAACATCTATGGGTATATTTGGATTTCTGTCTAAGGCACACATAGAACATGATATTGCCGCTGGTGGTAATAATCAGTTGTACATACAAAATCTAGAACGACAAATTTCTAATCAACAAAGAATGATTACCGATTCCGAGACGGTCATAGGTCAATTGGATTCCACTGTTGAAACTCTTATTGAATATGATAGAATTCGAGGTAGAAACGGTGCACTTGCTGTTAGGGAAAGCCAGACTGAACAACGAAATCAACTCAACGATACAATTAATGGTGCTATAGAAGAGATTGAGAAATTGAGCGATAAGTTATTACCGCTGAAGCAAGAGAGACTAGCACTAGAAGTGGAAGTAGGACCCATTAAGTACATATCTCAATTAATAATGGGTGCTGATGACACGGATACCCTTGACAAAGCAGTACGATTTGTGATAATATTACTAGTATTGGTATTTGATCCATTGGCTATATTGTTAGTCGTTGGTGCAAATATGATATGGATGGAACGCAAAGGTGAAATGATATCATTCGCATCATTAGATGATGATGTAGTGAATAGGAATATTATGGAAGAAGAAGTAGAGCATGATGATTGGGATGATGAACCCTTAGATGATACTTTTCTAGGCGGTGAAGATGATCCTATTGAGCAAGAGCCAGTTATTCCTGAGCATGTAGTTAGGGTTGAATCCGAAGATGATGGCATAGAAGACTGGGTTACGAATAAATATGGCACATCTTCTGGCACAGAAAATCTGGCAGAACATGAGAAAGAGAAACTAAACTGGTTAATTGATAAGAAAAAGGACAAAGATGGCAATAAAAGAAATGTGGGAAAAACTTCAGGAGATTCTGAAGTCGGGAGAAATAACAAGAATAATAAAGATGGCGTGGTTGGAGGTCTCGGAGAAGACCGAATCGAAACTTGATGAGATAGAAAAGAAAGAGGTTGATAATGCAAATTGATATCTATGGTAAAGAAAATTGTACCTTTTGTGATCGAGCGGCTACTCTAGCACAAAAGATCGATGGAGCAAAGTGGCAGTTATTGAAGTTAGACGAAGATTATACCGCAGACGATCTATTTGAGAAGGCACCTAGTGCCAAGACATTTCCTCAGATATTCGTAGATGATAGACTGGTTGGTGGTTATCAACAATTTTTAGGATGGACACAAGAGAGACAATGGTAATGAAAGATATGATATGGGAGTATAAATGGCTAGCAATTCCAATAGTACTTGTATTGACATATGAAACAATCTATTGGACATTGCTTAATGCATGGTGTTGGATATATGGGATGTTAATGTGATTAAAGGATTTACTGCTTCTACATTTGATTTATTACACGCTGGTCACATCATAATGCTTAGAGAAGCAAAGGATCAATGTGATCATCTAATAGTAGGGTTACAAGTTGACCCAAGCATAGACAGACCAGAGAAGAATAAACCCATTCAAACTGTAGTCGAAAGATATACACAGTTGCAGGCTGTGAAATATGTCGATGAAATTATACCTTACAGTACAGAGACAGATTTAGAAGATATTCTCAACCTATTACCCATAGATGTTCGTATATTGGGTGTAGAGTATAGAGAGAAAGATTTTACAGGTAGGGATATCTGTAAGAACCGTGGTATTCGTTTGCATTTTAATAAACGAGACCACAGATTTTCATCCAGTGATCTAAGAAGGAGAATTTGTAATGATGACTAAAAGTGAAATAATTGCCGAGTTACAACAAGGCATTAAGACTATCATTTTTGATAAGAAAGATGGTACCGAACGAGTGATGAAAGCCACTCTCCAAGAATCAGTAGTTCCAGGGACTTCTGGCAAATCTACTGCTCCAGACAGTAATGTTACTGTTTTTGATACTGAAATCAACCAATGGAGATCAATTAGATTGACTTCTATCAAAAGTTTTGCTTGACTTTTGGTTAAATACCTGTTAGTATACACAGATATATTAAAAACAGGAGTGCCGCACTATGGCCAGAAAAACTAAAAAAGAAGTAGAACCTTTCGTAAGAAAGAAGTTTCGCAAGCCGCGAAAGCCTATGACTGAAGAACAGAAGGCTGCCGCGGCAGAGCGACTTGCTAAGGCAAGAGAAAAGAGACAGAAAACAGCAGGTCCACCTAAGGGTGTGCATCCCACAGTGCTTGCTCTAGATGATGAAGAGACATTCTCTCTCAAAAATGTGAGGGCTTGGATCAAGTATCAAAAAGAGAAGATTGCCGACTTGCGACCCGCTGTTCGTAGAAATGAGAAGGGCGCAGTATCAGCGTTGAAATTCTCTGAAGGCTATGTCAGACATATGGAAGCATATATTCGTGGTGGTGATTGGATTGATGATCGATATGGTGCAGATGCACAAAATAAATGCCGTCAGGTCTGTCTAGCAATGGCATATCATCCCGATGGTACACCCAAGCGAACTATTGGTACCTATTATCCAGATATTGGTGTTATATGGGAACAAGGTATGACAGAAGATAATTTTTCTTCTTTTGATGCTTCCGATGAACCAACTGCTGGCTTTACCGATAGGCAGTTCACAACGGAGGGTGTCAAGTGATCATAGTTGATTATAGTCAAACTTCTATCAGCACATTCATGGCAGAAAGTGGTGGTCGTGCTGATGCGGAGATTAATACTCCGCTGATAAGACACATGATTCTTAATACCATACGGAGTTACAAGAAGAAGTTTGGTGAAGAATTTGGTGAAGTTGTTATAGCGTGTGACAATCGCCATTACTGGCGAAGAGATGTGTACCCGCTTTACAAAGCGAATCGGAAAGGAAACCGAGAAGCAAGTGGTCTAGATTGGGCTTCTATTTTTGAGGCACTCAACGCAGTTAGAAATGAGATTGCAGAGTTTATGCCGTATCCTGTAATTGATGTTGAGGGTGCTGAAGCAGATGATGTAATTGGAACATTGTGTGAATACAGCCAGACTAATGATCTAAAAGATGGACCATTGTTTTCTGAATCTCAGCCAGTCTTGATTGTATCTGGTGATCATGATTTCCAACAGTTGCAGAAGTACAGCAATGTCGCACAGTGGTCTCCATCTAGAAAAAGAATGGTAAAGATCAAAGAATCTGCCCATGAAGTTCTAATGGAACATATTATTGTCGGTGATAAGGGCGATGGTGTACCGAACATTCTATCTGATGATGATGTTTTTGTGACTGGTAAAAGACAGCGACCCATTAGAAAGATATTATTGGCTGAATGGAAGAAACAACAGCCCGAAGAATGGGTCAATGGCGATATGGCTCACGGATACACCAGAAATAAGCAACTGGTAGATTTATCACAAACTCCCCAAGAAATAAAAGATCAAATAGTCTTTGAATATGTTGCACAGAAAGATAAGGGTCGTAGTGATATATTCAATTACTTCTTACAATATCAATTAAATGGCATGATGGATGTTATACAGGAGTTCTAATGAAGACTAAAGCATTGCTTATACATAGTTGTGATGATCCTTCAAAATGGTACTATGAGAAGCAGGGTGCAGTTGTGCCTTTATTAGCAATAGAAGAGACAGAATACAAGTCACTTCAGGATAATGGTATAATGCCGGGTCATCGTTTTATTAATTTCGTTAGCAAGAAAGATGCTACAATAGTGGAGATAGATAATGAGAAAAGTTAGGCAGATGGATGAGGGCTTCGATGAAGTTTTCAAAGCCAAGGGCGTAGATGCTCAAGTTGCAGAATTGAAGGCATGGGCTGGGATGAACCAAGTCGTTGTGCCTTTAGTGCGAATGGGTGTTGGTGCTGAAAAGCCAGAATGGGGATTACCAGAAGGTATGCCAGAGGCTAATAAAGTTGAGGATGATATACCCGATGGAATGGGTGAAACGACTATTCAGATTGAATGGCGTAGGGTTAAGCAGTTTACTGACCCAAATTCCAATATGAAGAATCTTCCTCCATGGAAACAAGAGATGAACTGGTTGCAAATTCTTGAGGGTGTACACCACAAAGAAGCGGCTATACTGACAGCAGTTAAGGATGGTAAATTACTAGAATTATATCCTAAGTTAGAGAAACTCCTTGCACCACTTGGTATTACAGAATACAATAAGCCAGTGAAGGCTAAGAAGAAAACCAAAACCAAAAAGAAAAAGGAGACTGTATAATGTCAGATATGACAGGTCAAATCAAGCATACGCTCACAGCGTATTTTACAGGACAGAAGGCTAGACATGAGCAAAATATAAAAATACTCATGCAAGGTCCTGTTGGTGTAGCAGACCATCCAGATGTGATGCAAACTATTGAGGGTGAGTTAGGACAGATGGCCCATTATGATGATGTGCTAAAGATGTTGAACGAAGTAACAGCAAATGGTGTCTATGAAGAGATAGGCGAGAAACTCAAATAGGTCTATATTTGTCGTAAAAGCGACCCCATTGCCACTCTTCTGGCAATTCTTCAGAAATAGGAATTAAATGGCATTTACCAGTGGGTTCCACACACCAACGCATTTTAGGTCGTTGATATGCTTTTGCTCTTATTTTCTTAATGCTCTCAGTTGTATGTTTTCTCCCATACATAGGATTAAATTCACCTCTTCGGGTACCACTCATGGTCTTAGAGATTTTTTGTTTATGTTCGTCAGTCAGTCCATCAGAGTGAGGATTTCTATATCCAACTTTTGCTTGTCTAATTCTCTCCCTACCTTCAGGCGTATGCCATTCAGTACGATCTCTACATTTATCAACAATTGGAAGATTTTCTCTATTCAGCGTGATCACATAATCACGAATCGATTCGATGCTGGTCTTTTTGATTATCATTTCCCGAGGTTTTGGGACTTGCTGAAGGGTATTTTCATCGACTATCCAGTACTCATTTCTACTCTGAAACAGGAAAAATCGTGTGGATCTGTTCATTTTCGCTCACCTATAGCATAATTTCTCATATTTATATGAAAATAATTAGTAAGTTATTGATTTGTAACGGGTTAAAGTTGGGCAAAACCCTTGACATTTGCTCAAAAACCAGTATAATAGTAGTATAACAAATTGAGAGAGAGATTAAAAAAGATGAAAATTGTTGTTCAAACCCAGTGTCGAGAAAATTATGCCGCCCATGATTGGGACGGCACTGGTGAGTGTCCCAATTACTGGAAGTCCAAGGGTGGCGAGGTTTATGTTGTCCCTAATGTAACTGTAGAAAAGGCTGCCGATAAGTCTTTTTGGAATTCTATTTCTAATGCAGTCACCCATTCTTCCGACTACAGTGAAGAGTATGTAATTGGTATGGAATTAGTAGATGACATAGATTTTGATGTCAAAAAATTTGTTCCAGAATGGGACAACCCAATTTATCTGGACAGCGATCTAGAACCTGAAGTTGAAGGGTTCACCGCTCTCCAAACAACCGAGAATGACACCTTCCAATCTATGCGAAAAGAAATTCGCAAAATGTTTAAGCGTTGGACCCAAGTCAACGGTGAAGTGAAGAACTATGATTGTTCTTTTGAATTTATAGATGGTAATATTGTGCCTTATAGTGAGTCACAAACTTACCTTGAGTCATTAACCTAAGGAGAGAGAAATGGCAGTAGCATGGTACGCATATGGAGACACGGGTGAGAAAGTCCGCGATCTCGTAGATAATTACATCTACGGTGAAACCCCTGATTGGGATGGGCTTGAGCGATCATTAATGGTTTTTACCGAGGGTGATCAAGCATCTGTTTCCGAAATATTAACTGACATTCGGGAGAATGGATAATGAGTTTTGAAAATTTATTAGATGAAAGCGTGTTAGAAGATTATGTGAAATATGCCACCGATAATTCGGGTGACATTGATCCCAGGGTCTCTAAACATGTTGAATTTGTGATGTCGAATTTTGCTTCTGGTGAGATCAAAGAAAAAATCGTCACAGAGGTTCTTGGTTATGATCAGAATATTGAAACCATTCATGGTTGTGATGCATATAATAATGGTCGACCCGTTGAAATCAAAAGTGAAACGGTTTCATATCAGAATAGGGGCGGCACCCAAGAAGTCAGGCCATTAGCAGGAAATGCCGCTTGGACTTCTACCAACTATGAAGAGAAGGTAATTAAACTGGTCGAAGAGGATCAAGAGTTTGTTCTTGCTGGTTTTTCATCCAAGGGTAAGATTGCGTATATTCTCAGTTGTAATCTCAACGATACGGAGATACCAGATTGTATTTTGGAAAGTATAGAGCGGAATGGGACTAACAAAAACAAAAAATCCGCCAATATAACTCCAAAATCCTCTCACACCCATTTGTCCAAATTTGAGGTTAAGTATCTGCACAAGGATCTAGCAGTTCAATGTTTGTTGTCAGATAGGATGACTATCGCTGGTAATTTTAGTGATGAATTTGCAATGCGTGGACCATTCCTAGATAAGATCAAGGACAATCTGTGTGAAAAACATTCATTTCTTTCTATCCCACTGGTAGGTGCGGCAAGTCTTATCTCGGGCAGTAATCAACCCAAAAAGGTAAGAAAGCCTTCTCCTTTAAAGGGAAGGGCTAGGGCTAGTCGTATCACTCCTGCGTTAGTCAGTGAAATGACAACTCTTCGGGAAGAGGGTCTCGCAATGAGGACAATAGCGGAGAAACTGAATATATCCACTTCCAGTGTGCATATGCACCTACCAAAATGTGCATAAAACACTTGACATTTG